ATATATAAACGCAAATGACTTGAACTTAGAAATCACTGGAAATAAAAAAGAGTTAGCACTAAGCTAACCAAGAAATTATGTATGAAAGGTATGATGGGTGAGGCTGCAACCTCGCTCATCTCTTAAACAAATTATAGAGTTATTGTATGTCTTGTGTCAACAGATAGTCAACAATTTGAATACTATAAGAATACATTTTATAAATATCATACAATTAAAATTATCATTTATTAAATAAAAATAGAGGTGAAAAATACGTTAACATTTGATGAGTATAAAGCCCAAATGCTGTTACTCAACTCTAGAGACGAAACATTACAATGGATGCAGAATGTATTAGAAAATTATATAGAAGAGATTAAAGTTGAGCGTGTGAGATTAGATCAACTAAGAATCGAACTAGCGAGGGAGTGGATTAATCAATCAAAGTCCAATGGGAGGAATGTTCCATGAAATTTAAAGTTTATGATCTTGTTTTAATGAAAGGTCATGGTATGAGAGTTTATATGGTGACAAGTGGTAAATCTGTTGAAAGTATTCACTTGGGAACAGCACACAAACAAATCAACTACACAATACAATGTGTTGAAAAGAATATAGAGTGGACTGTGAATGAAGATTCTCTAATTTATTTTGGAAGGTATAAGCCACGTACAGAGAAAATTGATTATGACCGCATACTCGATGAGTATAACCAGATGATGAGAGAAAGTCAAGATTATAATGATCTATATTTGGCATTCGGTGATTTTGCACATAAGAAAATTGCTCAAGAGTTATATAATCAGGCTACTGAATTTATGAATGGTATTAAAGAAAAATATTCAAATGTGAATGGAGATACATATGAAATTAAAAATAAATGATAAGTGGTATATTGAGTCAGACCAATACAATTTCTTACTGTACAAATACACAACGATTGTAAATAAGAAGGATAAATCAGAGCGTCAAGATTACGTACTGGAAGGTTACTTTCCGAGATTAGATTCTGCTTTGAATCGTATTCTCCAAGAGGATATTAAAGATTTGGATGAAGCGAATATACATATGATCCTTGATGCAATTAAGAACTGTGAGAAGAGTTTCAAAAAGTCCATTAAGGAATACCAGTTGCAGAAGGATAGGATTAAGGAGAAGGAGGATAAAGCAGATGAGTAAGCCAATAAGAGGTAGATTTTATTGCCAAGTGGAATCAAACGGTGAACGTGCAGTATTAATTGTGAAGGCTTCAAATAGATTGGAAGCCAAAAGCATTATCCAAAAGACATATAAGGTTGACAACGTTTTGAATGTGAGTGATACATATAGAGGGATAAGCAGTATAACATCATACATAGGTACAAGTGCAATGGCAGGAACGCAATATCATAGTGGAAATCGGAGTAGTAGAAGGTCTAGTATATAAATATAAAAATATAATAAATAAATTAAATAGGAGAATATGTTAATGAAAGGATCTATACATAAAAGTGGTAGCACTTGGTATTACATATTAGATATTGGTCGTGCTTTGAACGGGAAAAGGAAACAACATAAAAAAGGTGGATACAAAACTAAAGAGGATGCAGAAGAAGCATTAGTAAAAGCGAATGACAACATTGAACAAATTAGAGAACAAAAAGCGCATAAATTAAAACATCTTACTGAATTCATTCCAGAATTGAAAGAAAAAGAATCTATAAGTGCTAATGACGTATTTTTGAATGTCAGTGAAGATGACGTTGAAACCCTAATTGTGAATAATATTGAATTAGTTGAAGAAGGAATGAAATTTCTTGATAAACAAGTAGAAATTACTGGTGGAAGGATTGATATTCTAGCAAGAGATCGTAAGGGGAAATTGTGTGTAATTGAAGTTAAAATACGCAGTGAAGACAGGGAATTGATTTATCAATGTGCTTACTATCCAACACAATTTAAATTTCCTGTAAGAATGATTGCAATATGTCCTGAATATGACCCAAGAATTTATGAAGGGTTGAAAAGAGTTAAAGATGTTGAATTTAAGAAATTTGCATTAGATACAGATAATCAAATACATATCAGTGATTATACGATATAGGAGAGAAGATGGCTAAATCAGAGGGGAAACAATTTGAAGCAGATGTAGAGAAAAGTTGTAAATCGCAGAAGATATTTTATCACAGAATTAAGGACGTAAGTATCCCACCGGATTTACGAACAAGAATTAAAGTCGGTCAAAATAAATACGACTCATTAATATTCTACAATGGGATTCTATTTCCAATAGAATTTAAATCAACTGGTCAGAAATCCATTAGTTTTGATCCAAAGATAATCAAACCACATCAAATAACTAACCTACAAGAAGCAATGCAATATGAAGACGTAGTGGCTGGATTTATATTCAACTTTAGAGAATATGACAACTATACATGTTTTGTACATATTAATGACTTTATTGCTTATAAGAATGTTGCTGAGAATCAAATTAAAGAACATACATATAAAAATAAAGTTAATAAAAGTAGTATTAGTTTAGATATTTGCAAAGAGATTGGTATTGAGATTTTAAATGGTAAGAAGAAAGTTCATTACTTTTATGATGTGAAAAAGTTGTTGGATAAGTTGATAAAAAGCGAATAGGACAATCCATCACATACATAGAGATACATCAAGGGGGAGGTAGCATGAACAAATCAGATTTTAAACACATACATACAAGATTTATTAAATTTCCACATATGACATTTCTATACTTTTCTAAGTTAAACGATAATTTTTACATAATCATAGACAACAAAGAAGAAACAAAGTTTTACTCTTTATCAAATGATTTTACAACCTCAATGGACATATTCGTATCCGTATGGTATCAACTTAAATTCGAACATCAAATATCAGAAAAAACTTATAGTTTGTTACATGCGGTCTAAGACGGTTAATCCGTCTTTTTATTTTTTCTAAAACAAGTTATACTTTTTATATCATTGGCTATTAAATCATACAAGGGAATGAGGTAAACATGAGAGCAGTTGCTTACTGTAGGGTTTCGACAGATGACGAAGACCAATTGAATTCATTGCAAAACCAGATAGAATTTTTTGATGAACAATTTCAAGAAAATAAATATGACAAAGCAAAATGTGGCATCCTCTGTAAAAAAGATGGGAGTATCCATATTGAAGGTATATATGCAGATGAGGGGATAACAGGAACCAGCCTAAAGAAACGTGAAGCCTATAAGCAGATGATAAGAGATGCAAAAAAAGGTTTGTTCAATATGATTATAACCAAGTCTGTTGCACGTTTTGGACGTAGTGTTGAAGATTTGACTAAAACCCTTAAGGACTTAAAAGAAATCGGTGTAGGAGTGTACTTTTTAGATATTCAAGCTAATTCTCTTGAAAATAATCGTGAGTTCATGATTAACCTATTTGCTTCATTGGCTCAAGAAGAATCCAACAATAAGTCCTTCATTATTCAATTTGGCGTACTAAAAGCTATGCAAAATGGAAAATGGGTAGCAGCAACGCCATATGGCTATACACGAACAGATGGGATACTGTCTATTTGCCCAACGGAATCAGAAATTGTTAAAAAGATTTATCATTTGTTCTATAACGAACAGTGGGGATACATGAGAATAGCCGATTACTTAAATGACTTAAATATTCCCACTAAAAAGAAAGGAGCATGGCATCCTCCAACGATTAGCCGAATTTTATCTAATCCAATCTATACAGGCATACAGATCCAACACAAAACTAAAAATCTTGACGTGAATAGATACATTAGCGCAGAAGTACCAGAGGATGAATGGATTAAACATGAGTATGAGCATTTACGAATTGTTGAACAAGATTTGTTCGATCTTGTGCAAAAGGAGAAGGATAGAAGATTGAATGAATTTGGTAACTTTACCACTAATACAATTGCTCAGTTAAAGGAGGATGGCGAAAGAGAAGAAATCAAAGTGGTAACTCTACAAAGAAAAGAAAAAAGACACTCTTCCAAACATTTATTTAGTAATCTTGGTTATTGTGGTAATTGTGGCTCTATTTTAAAGAGGAAAAAAAGAAAAGTGAGAGGCGTGGAAATTTACGAGTGGGTTTGTGCTAGTAATGACTACAAAGGTAGTACAAGGGGATGTGAATACCGGAATTCATTTATTGAAGGTGACTTATTGGAAATTGTAAAAGAAAAGATAAAGAATTTCCGAGAAGATGAAGAGATGCTACAGTATATTCTTAATGCAAAACTAAGTATGATTGGCAATTTAAATGATATAACTGCAATAGAAGAAGTAGAAAATTCTATTCAAAAATTAATGAATGACAGAGAATCAAATTTTGAACTGTTCTCCGCTAAAATAATCACAATAGATGAATATAAATCAAGGAATGATAAAATACAAAAACAATTGGATGATTTAAACGAAAAGAAGACATTGTTCGGTCACATAGGTAAAGAAGAGGAATATATAAGATTGAAATTGGATAAGGATTTCAAGGAACTAAAAGAGATTAACTTGGATAATTTATCAAACGCAATTCTAAGAAAAGTTGTAGAGAGAATTGAAGTAGCAACCGTTGACAAAGAAACTGAACAAGTAAAAGATGTCAGTATAGATTTCATTATCAACGGTGCTTCAATGGATGAACTTATGGTAAGTCTTTTCGGAATCAAAACTAAGATATCTTCGTGATTTTAGTTCCTTGTATTTATCCAAGGGATTTCCCATTGAAATAAAGGGGGAATAATAAGAAATGGCTCAATATCAACGTTCCTACCTATTTATTGTATAATAGGTGTGAGGTGAGTGGAATGGGATATTTGTTTAGTGGTGGATTAATTAAATGTCTAGGCTGTGGGAAAAACTACAAAGGGAAAAAATTTAGAAATGTTATCGGGTATATATGTTCAGGTAATCATCATCACGGCAATGAGTTTTGTGAGAGGTTCGTTGTAAAGGAGTCAGAAATAATTGATTTAATAAACAGTCATTTTGACAATCAAGAGTGGAGTATAGATTTAATTCAGTCTATAGAAATTAAGGACAAGACTATCACTATACAATATACAGATGGGTCTAATTCATTTTTGAGCGGTCAGCATTACGCTATTTGATTTTGGGGTAACGAGAAGAAATTGGATGGTGTGAGACGAGAGGAGGGTGAAGTATTATCATTAAGGGATTTTAATAAAAATGTGGTTTGTAGTTTGGGGTAACGATATGTACGAAATTCGTACTAAATATAGAAGAAAATTACTAGATATAGTACCAAAATACAACATATAGTACTATATCTAGTGTAAAAATTCACTTAAATTCAGCCTTTTATCTGCTTATTTTTTAAATTTTAAAATCCGACCAAAGAGTTATTTGTTACAGTTTCATCAGGTGAAATTTGATAAAATGAAATTTTGGTCGGTAAGTTTAGCGAGTAGATTAAACAATTCAAGAGATGATTGATTTGGTTGGGTTTTAAACTCGTGATTTACGACAAATTACATGAATATCAAAATACCCAACATTGTTAGGTGAAGATATGTTCAAGTTACTGTTTGTATTGTCCCATGTGAAAGTTACTGCTGGTGCATTCGTTCCATTACCTGAGACTTTTACAGAGAAGATTGTTCCATCACCTGCAATCGATATATGGAATGTAGCAAAATCAGGAATGTTTGCTGTTCCTCCACTACTTATTACCGTTACATTAAAGAATAGCGGTGAAGTTCCTCTTCCCTCTGAAAGATGGAAAATGGTATTTGGCGTATTGTAAATACTGCTGGCTGTCTTTCCGACGTTCGTTTCATAAGATGCCCCTACACCATTACTAAAAGCGGTATTCCTAGCATCATAACTAAGCGGTGTGATCCGTCTTGTTACAAGAGTGGTCAATGTACCAGTTAGTCCTGCTCCAATGCTTCTCCAATCAACAGAAGGAGCATTTGCCATTGGATTCAATGAAATGTCTGCATTGTAAACTAAATATACGCCTAAATAATCAGCATGGGTGGAAGCATTGATTTGAATGTTTCCTCTCATGGTAATGTTCGCTAGACCGCCAAGTCCTGTACAATTGGTGAAAAGGAATAAACGACTTGCTGTGTCGGAAGTAAGTCCACTAAGGAAAATATCCGCCCCATAGACTTCTACACTCGTCCATTTGCTCGTTAGGTTCTTAACATTGAAAAGATGCTTTCCACCTTCTACATGCCATCCATAGACTACAAAATGCTCCGTGTTGGCATCTGTAAGTACATGGGTTGTGGCACTTCCTTGTGTGGTTAAATTATAAAACTCGTAACTCCGATTCCATCCTGCATAAATATTGGCTGTAGCTGAGAGGTCAGTCGAAATATTGAAACGTTTTAATGCTGCAGCATTAATAACTGAGTTAGGGCCAATTTCTAAACCATATTGAGCATAGTGATAAATATTCACCAAATCAAATTCGTTGTTCCAGCCTTCACCTAATGCCATTCCAATATTGAAACCATAGATGGTTACATTTTTAACGGTGGCATAGGTAATTCCATTAGCGTAAAATCCAAAGGCTGTTGTAGTTTGCGCTGAATCATAAATGGTGATGTTTTCAATTCTTATATTACGAATGGTGTTTGATTGCGGTGTTGCCGCGCCACCATTACTGAGAAATAGAAAAGCTCCTACACTGTTTGTTATTTTCGTATTATCTAAACAGTGGAATATTGCCCCTGGATATTCTGAGTTCTTCCCCTGCCCGATAATCGTGACATATCCTTTATTCGATAGGTCAATATAATTACAATAATAATCCCCATTCACGAAATAGGCTTCAATTCTTGTTGAGGATGCAAAACTTAAAAACTTATCAATAGCAGATGTTTGGTCTGTATGACTTCCTGTATCGGGAAGAATACCAAACCAAACCCCATAAAGACGTTCAACAGAGGGCGTTCCTGCAATCGTTCCCGATCCTCCGAAAATCTGATAAATGCCAGCTATGATGGAACTGTTGATTGTAAGCGTAACGCCTGTATTCACTGTAATTTGAGCATTTTTTCTTACTGTTAGACAAATGTTACTTGGAATAGTTGTATTTGCTGTAACTGTAATCGGTTTGGCAACAACAATAGTACCGTTTGGTGTTCCGATGGTTGTTAACGCGCTTTGTAAATCTGTAAAGCTTTCTACTACAGTTCCTACAGAATCCGAGAAAATTCCAATTTGGTCAGTATGACCGTTAATTAAATTACTTAAAGTTGCACTCAGTTCACTGCTAGTTATTTTCCCTGCCATAGTTAAACCTCCTTATTTAATTCTCTCCTCCACCGTTCACATAACCTACATACCTGTATTGAATCCCATTTTCAATGATGGTTATCTTGTAAATCGGAATATCTTTAATCACATAGATGGAGTTAATGTCAACCTCATGCGTGTTCGTTTCATCGTTAATTGTGAAATGCACAGGACTCCCGAATGCTTCCATTTGTAGATACATCACATCGTATGGAAACTGCACAAGTTTGAAGGTTTGATTTGCTTGTGTAGTTGTTTGCTTACCGTTAGAAGAAATAGTTCCTACATATCTCATTAATTAACCTCCTTTGTATGAAAGGGAGTATCTATAGAGTTTCACTGTATGAAACCCTAACAAACGATTCTTTCATCAAAATAAAAAAGAGGAGCCATTTAGACTCCTCACATTAAATTTGAACTTTTATTTGAAATTATTGTTGTTGATTTTCGGCTTTTGGTTGACCGTGATCAACAATTACACCTATAAGTGTAAAAATCGAGGCTAACCCATTCGCAATATCATTCCATAACTCATCGGGGATAGAGACATTGAACATCTGACTAACCAATTTAATTACGGAAATCAAAGCCAGCCAGAATGTCACTTTTTTCATCTTCTCAAGCATATGATTACTCCTCCTAATTAATTATAATTTTATATTTAACTACTTCACGATTTTCACAGTCTTAGTTGAATCGTCCCATATGTAACCGATTCCCAATAAATCCAGAATGTCAGCAACCGGAACAAATACTTTTGAATATTCAATTACAGCCTCGATTTTCTTATCACCATTAGAGACATATGCTCCATTTGTTACATAAGCCATCATTTTAGATAGTTCACCAACCGCCCAAGCAACTTCTCCTTGGTTTTGACTTTTTGTTAATCCAACTAAGAATTTAAATTGATTTGCATCATAAGGTACTCTTTCCACTTTAGGTTCCTCCTTGATTACAGGTGGATTTAATTTGTCATGCACTAATTGTTTGAAACGATCAAATTCACTAGGGTTATCTACCCAAGGAGCAGGACAATACTTACCAGTAATATCGTAATGTCTCCATAAGTTAGTCTCATTTAATCCAAATTGCTTACACAACTGAGCAGTCAATTCAGCAGCATTTTGAAATGTTTGCTCAGTGATATTTCCATCTTCGTCCAAACACATCTCAATACCTATCGTGCAATTGTTAGGATATGTGCTTAATTTATTCAATGCTTCTTGTTTGTAACTCGTAGCTCCCACATGATAAGCCATTTCATCATTGGGCAAAGCCTGAACTGCATAGTTATCATCTACTTCCCAATGTGCTGAAGCATATCTATGTTCACTTGTCGGGTCATCTAGACTATCAAAATAAGAAGCAATAGCTTGAGCCGAAGCACCATTATCAGCCGTATAATGTAAGACAATTCCTTTTACACTTTTTAATTTAATTGCAGGTCTAGAATATGGATTAATATGTATTAAACTTTGGATGATTTGCATAAGATGTCACTCCTTATTCATATTTAATGAAACCATCAAACCCTGCACTCTTCAACTTTTCCAACATCGATTGAGCATTTTCTTTAACAGCAAAAGCACCCACTTGAACATGATATAGTTTAGTGGGTTCAGGTGTGGGTTCTGGAACTGGAGTTGGTTCAGGTTCAGGTTGTGGCACATATCCAATAGACAAATCAACCATTCCAAATCCTTCACCTTTGGGACTAATTCCAATGTCTTTACTGTGTTCCTTAAGCAATTGACGAATCTCATCTACTGTTAAAGTTTTATTTAATCTCTTCTCATACATAGCAATCAACAATGCAACTACTCCCGTTACGTGAGGGCAAGCCATACTAGTTCCTGACAACGTTCCGTATTTTCCATCTGGTAAAGTTGATAATATATTTACTCCACCTGCGACAACATCCACTTGTTCGTTCGTATTAGAGAAGTTTGCCAATTTCAATTGACTATCAATAGCACCTACTGAAATTGTCTCAGGATACATAGCAGGATAACTAAATTCACTTGTTGTTGTATTGCCATCTCCACTATTTCCTGCTGCACACACAACTATAATACCTTTAGACACTGCATATTTAATAGCATCATGCATTTCAGGAGAATCGCTAGATCCACCTAAAGACATGCTGATTACACGAACACGCTCACCATTTTCTCCAATCCAATTTGCAGCCCATCGAATACCTCTTGCTATACCAGTGAATGTACCAGAACCATCTCCATTTAACACTTTTCCAATTAATAATTTTACATTCGGAGCGCAACCTACAACACCAGAACCATTCAAAGTAGCAGCAATAGTACCTGCGACATGTGTACCATGATGATTGTAATCAGTAATCATATATGGTTCACCTTGGTCGTCCATTGTGAAATTCTGTCCACCTTTTATACCTGTGATGATACGGTCTTTTAGGTCAGGATGGGTAGCGTCTACTCCGGTGTCTAACACACAAACAACAATTCCATCGCCTTTGGTTTCATTCCAAACAGTAGGGGCATTGGTCATTTGCACTCCCCAAGGAATCTCGTTTGCTGTTTCTTGCACAGATTCGACTGTGAAAGGTGGTAACTTATAGTTCATTTCACTCATTTTAAAAACACTCCTTTAATTAATATTTTAAATATGCTATACTTAACACATGGACAGTTGAGATGTAGGGAGTGTGCAAATTTCTTATTCTCGATTGTCCTTTTATTTATGTAGAAATGAAGTTATAGCGTCCCAATTTGCACCACACAGTGTTCCAATTACTAAAATCAGTACATACCATAGCCATTTGTGATTTTCAGTCAACATTTGACGATACCACTTTTTATCCTCATCATCTGAAGATGGCTTATTTGATTGCTTTAAGTTTTTTATGTCCTCTTCATGACTCTTTGCAATAGCTGAAAGAACTGCTAAATTTTCACGTAGAAAAATTAAATTTTGAGTGTAAAAATCTTCATTCTTCTTGATGTTATCTCTCATC